CTTGCAGATGCCGGGCTCGGCCTCCTCCGCCTGCAATGCCCCTCATGGGCGCAGGCGGAGGAGGCCGAGCCCGGCATCTGCAAGGACATCTGCTGCAACATGGTCAAACGCGCCATGGTCGCCGAGGAGACGAACCCCGAAGGACTCAGCCAGGGATCGCAGACCACCGGCCCCTTCGCCGACAGCTGGTCGTACAGCAACCCAAACGGAGACCTGTACCTCACATCCAGCGAGCTCGCCGACCTCGACGCCGCCGGAAGCGGCCGCATGTTCACCGTCGCCATGACGGGAGACGCATGAGAACGCCGCCCACCGAAACCATCACCGTCGCCCGCGCCGACGAAACAACCACCGACGGCCGCCGCACCGTCGGCGCGCCGTCCACAGTCGGCACCGTGCAGGCGCTCGTGGAACCATGCGCATACGACCGCACCGACACCGCCGGACGACGCACCATCACGCACGGCTGCAACCTCTACCACCGCGGAGGCCTGCCGTTCGGAATCCTCGCCGGCGACCTGCTCACCGTCCGAGACCGGACCATGCGCGTCACCCAGCCGCCCGAGGTCTGGAGGCGCGGCGACACCGGCATCGGCGTGAAGATCCACGCCGAGGAAGGAGAGGACCAATGAGCAACGTCAGATTCGTCCTCAACCGCGGGAACGTCGAACGACAGCTCCTGCACAACAAGGCCCTGCTCGACAACGTGCAGGCCCAGGTCGAACGCGCCGCAGCCGGAGACCCGCGCATCACCGTGTACCGCAACGACGACGCCAGCCACGGCAACGTCGTAGCCACGGCACCGGTCGCGCTCGAAGCCAAACACGGCACACTCACCCGCATCCTCGGCCAGGTGAGCGTATGAACGCGATCGGCAGGGACCCAAGCGGCCTCATCCTCGACGGCCTCACGCAGGCCATCCCCGAAGCGGCCATCGGCTGGGACATGCCCGCCTCGACGACCATGCCGCGCGTGCGCCTCGCGCTCGACCGCGCCGCCTATCCGACGCCGGTCAGCCAGTACATGCGCCTGCGCGCCAGCGTGTACGCGCCACAAGACGACGGCAGGACATGCGACTGGCCCAAAGCCCTGGCGCTCAGCGAGACCATCTGCCGATGGCTGCTCGACAACCGGCGCAAGCGGCCCCTCATCGACGCCAGCGTCGAATCCGGACCACTCCAGACACACGACGACGACCTGCGGCAGGACTTCGCCTACACCGTCATCCTGCTCACCGTCGAAGCCGCATGACCACCACCACAAACAAAGGAGCCACACCAATGGCAAACGACACCGCCGCCCTCGAGGCGCAGCTGCTCGCCGCCGGCGCCGCCGGCCTGAGCTTCGTGTCCGAAGGCAACAGCAAGAACTACGTCAACCTCATCAAAGAGGCGGCGATCTACCGGTACGACGTCGGTGAGAACATCGGCACCTTCGGCAAGGACTGGCGTCCCGTATCCGGAAAGAAGCCGTTCGGCTACTTCTCCGAAGACGGCATCACCATCCACCCGGAGGACGGCGACACCAACGACTTCACCGCCCACAACGGAGACAACGTGCTCTCCTGGAGCTCCGGCGGATACTGGACCATCGGCTTCGCCGGCCTCGAATCGAAGAAGGAAGTCGTCGAAACGTACTTCGACGCATCCGTCGGCGCGGACGGCAGCCTGACCATCGACCACGTGGAATGCAACAAGACCGCGCAGTACGTCGTCGCAGGCGTCACCCAATCCGACCACCTCCTGCTCCTGCACGCGCCGAAATGCAAGGTCAACGAACGCGAGGACATCGAATGGAAGGTCAGCGACCTGATGAACTTCGGCATGACCCTGCGCACCTACAAGGACGTGGCCGCCACGCCGTACTTCATGAAGCTCTACGGCTTCCCCATGGACGTCTGACCATCAACCCGCGCCCCGCCGCCGTTCCCGCGCCCGCCGCCGACGGCGGGGCCCACCCGCCCTCAAGCAGCCGGCGCATCGCAGAAAGACAAACAATGACCGACAACATCCAGACCATCACACCCACAGCCATCGCCGACCCCGAAGAGGCGCGCCCCGTCCACATCCAATACGGCGACGTGAAAATGGACCTCCCACGCCTCGACGACAGCGCGAACCTGCCGACCAGCGTCATCATCGTCGGCCTCACCGCCGTCAGCCGCGGATGGAAGAACCTCACCCAAGAGGAAAAAATCAACTTCATGGCCACCATCCTCGCCTACCTCGTCCGCGAATACCCGCTCATCGAACGTGAGCTCGACACCAAGAGCGGCGACAAGATCGCCGACATCGGACGCATCATCGACGCATGGGCGCAGGCGGGGAAGACCGACCCAAAAGCCTGATCCTCATCACCCTCTGGCAGGACCACCGGGCGGCCCTGCAATACGACTGGATGCAAGTCTGGCACCAGCCCCTCGACCCGAAGACCACACCCCTCAACATCGCATGGCCGATGTGCAGGGAAATCCTCAAAAACCGGCGAAGCCACAGCTTCGCCGCGCTCGCCGGCTGGGCATACGTCCCGGACGACACCGACAAACTCGTCCAATCCATCAACCAGGGCCAGTCGAAACTCAACCTCACGCCCGACTGGGCGAAACCGGACACGCTCCTCTCGGAGCCGACACCGCCCAAACACCGGCACGACCACAGGCGACGCGCACTGCTCAACCGCCGCCTCGGCCTGCCGGAGGACTGGATGAACGAGGAATAGAGGAATAACTGAAAAGCGAAGGAGCCAACGATGGCGCAGGAACTCGGCACCGGCTACATCATCATCAGCCCAAGCACCAAAGGCCTCGGCAAAGCCATCGAAGGCTCCATCAGCAACGGCACCGCCACCGGCACCCAAAAAAGCGGCAAAAGCATCATCTCCACCATCGGCGGCGCGTTCGGCAAAATCGGCAAAGTCGGAGTCGGCGCCATCGCCGGCATCGCATCCGGCATCGCCGGCCTGACCGCGAAAGGCGGCTTCGACCGCGCGCTCAACATCGAACGCGCCCAAACCAAGCTCAAAGCCCTCAAATACGACACCGCCAGCGTCGACAAGATCATGGGCAACGCGCTCGCCTCCGTCAAAGGCACGGCCTTCGGACTCGGCGACGCCGCAAGCGTCGCCGCCACGCTCGTCGCGTCCGGCATCAAGCAGGGCGGCGACCTCGAGGGAGTGCTGACCACGGTCGGCGACGCCGCCCAGATCAGCGGCCGCAGCTTCCAGGACATGGGCCTGATCTTCTCCCAGGTCGCCGCGAAAGGCAAACTGCAGGGCGACGACATGCTCCAGCTCATGGGCTCCGGCATCCCCGTCCTGCAGTATCTGGCCGATCATTTCCACACCACCACCGAAGCGGCCAGCGACATGGTCTCCGACGGCAAAGTCAGCTTCGCCGACTTCGAGGCCGCCATGAAGGAACACATCGGCGGAGCCGCCAAGAACGCAGGCGAAAGCTTCGACGGCATGGTCGGCAACGTCAAGGCCGCCATCGGCCGACTCGGCGAACAGTTCGAGACCCCGCTCCTCAACGCCGCCACCAAAGTAGGCGGCAAGCTCATCCCCATCATCGACCAGACCACCACCGCAACCGGAAAACTCGCCGACCAGTTCGCCGGCCGCCTCGACACCGCCGCATCCATCGTCGCGCAGAAGATCGAAGACCTCGGCAACAGCATCGCCAGCGGCAAAACCAGCATCGCCGACCTCGCCGCGCAGGCCGCCACCCTCGCCGGCGGCTTCGCCACCCTCGCCACGGTCGGAGGCAACGCGGACAAAATCGTCTCGGTCCTCGACCAACTCGGCAAATCCGGAGACAAAGGCATCGCCGACCTCGTCGCCAACCTCAAAAAAGGAGGCAGCGACATCGGCGGCGCGTTCGACGCCATCAAAACCCAGATCGCCAACGCCAAAGGCTACCTCAACCCAAGCCTGCGCGACGCCATGGCCATCGACGGCGACCCCTTCGCCAACGCCATCAACCGCATCAGACAAGGCGGCAGCCAACTCGCCACCGCCACCGACGGCATATTCGACACCATCCGCGCGAAACTCACGCCAGGCGTGGCAAGCCTCGCCTTCAAATGGGAGAACAGCAGCCTGTACACCGGCCTCACCGCCACGGCCACCGGCATCAAAACCAAAGCCGGACAAATCGGCGACGCCATCACCAAAGGCCTCGGAACCGCCGCCGGAAAAATCAACACCTCACCACTCGGCAGCGCCATCACCGCCATAGGCGACAAAACAAAACCGCTGTTCAACAAAACCATCCGCGAAGCCATGACCCTCGACGGCGACCCCTTCGCCAGCGCGCTCTCCAAAATCAGCGGCAAAACCAGCGCCATCACCGGCAAAATCTCCAGCCTCGCCGCACCATTCAAAACCGCGTTCGGCAACATCTTCGGCGGACTCGGCGACGCCATCGGCGGACCACTGCAAAACGCCATCGGCTCCGCCGGAGGCAAACTCCAATCCGGCCTCGACGCCATCGGCAACCTCGTCACCGGATTCTTCGCACCGGGAAACTTCATCAAATTCCTCGGCATCGGAGCGCTCGCCGCCGCGCTCGTCGCCGGTATCGGCATGATCAACAGCCAGATGGGCGGACAACTGTCGCGGGTCATCGACTCCGCGTTCGCATCACTGCCCGACATTCTCTCCAAGGCCGAAACGTGGATCCAGTCCAGCCTGCCGCAGTTCATCTCCTCGGGCACCTACATCATCGAAATGGTGCTCCAGGGCATCACGTCCGCGCTGCCGTCGCTCATCTCTGTTGGCACGCTGCTCATCGACACCATCGTCACCAGCCTGGCCTCCCACCTGCCCGTGCTCATGCCGATGGCCGTCACCCTCGTGACCACCCTCGTGACCAGCCTCATCGCCGCCGCGCCACAGCTCATGAGCGCCGGCCTGACACTGCTCGACGGACTCCTGCAAGGCATCGTCGCAAGCCTGCCGACACTCGCCGCCGCCATCCCACAGATCATCACGGCCATCATCACCGCGCTCGCCACCGGGCTCCCGCAGCTCATGGAGCAGGGCGTGCAGATGATCCTGAACCTGGTCAACGGACTCGTGTCCGCGATGCCGCAGCTCGTCGCTCAGGTGCCGAAGATCATCTCGACGCTCATCGACGGCCTGTGCAACAACCTGCCGAACATCCTCTCCACCGGCATGCAGATGCTCTCCACCCTCGTGACGGGCCTCGCGCAGGCGCTCCCGCAGCTCATCGCATACGTGCCGCAGATCATCGCCGGCGTCGTCGGCACCATCGTCAGCCACTTGCCGCAGATCCTTTCCACCGGTGTGCAGATGCTCGCCACACTCGCCTCCGGCTTCGTGTCAGCCATCCCGCAGCTCGTCGGCAAGATCCCGTCGATCATCTCGAGCATCAAAAACGCCTTCGCCGGCGTCAACTGGGGTAGTGTCGGCCTGAACATCATCAGAGGCATCGCCGGCGGCGTCGCATCCGCCGCCGGAGACCTCGTCAACGCGGCGGTCAACGCGGCGAAGAACGCGCTCGACTGGGTCAAAAGCAAGCTCGGCATCCACTCGCCATCACGAGTCTTCCGCGACCAGGTCGGCGTGATGATCGGCAGAGGCGCCGCCATCGGCGTCGAACGAAGCGCTCCGGCGTTCAAGAACGCCGCCGACGCCATGGTCTCCGCCGCCATCCCGCAAAGCATCCCGCTGCCGACAATCTCGACCGATGCGCTCAAGGACAGCCTGCGCAAGGCCACGGCATCCATCACCGCCGGCGACATGCGCTTCTCCGCGCAGTCCACGGCGATACCTGCCGCGTCGAAGGCGACGACCTACAACATCACACTCAACAACCGCGCCATCGAAGGCAACGAACGACTCCAACGGCTCCTCGCCGAACTCGTCTCCGCCTGCGGCGCGACCGTCACCGCAAGGAGCTGATGAACAATGGCCGACGGATACGGCAACATCTGCGGAAACTGGCGCACGCACGTCAAGGCGTGGGTCACCGGCTTCACCGACACCACCGACACCATCCACGTCGAGGTATGGTGGCAGTCACTCAACGGATGGAACTACTACGGCTGGGTCGCCGCCACGGCATGGATCAACGGCCAACAAGTCGCGCACACCTCGAACTCCGGCAACAAGAACCTCGGCGTCAACAGCGAGGTGTGCATCCTCGCCGCAGACCTGACGGTCGCCAAAGCGGAATCGGCGCGCAACATCACCTGCAGCGGAAGCATCTACTGGAACGGCCCCAACTCCGGCACCAGCAACTCCAGCTGCGGCGTGTACACCGGCGGCATCAACTACCACAAGCCAAACCCGCCGAAAAACGTGTCGTTCGCCAGAGCATCCGACAACAAGGCGACCATCACATGGCAAGGCAACTGGGACAACGGCGCTCTCAAACCATGGAAACAGGTCCTCCTCGCCCAGCGCATCGCGCTCGACGGCGGGAACTGGAACACATGGAGCGATCAGAAAGGCGGATCCGGCGCGACCGTCCTCAACTGGGACAAAACCAACTACACGTACACGAACCTCAAACCGAACGGCCGCTACCAGTTCGCCGTCTACGCGCGAAACCAGGCCGGCGACTCCACCCACGTCGACTCGCCGGTCATCTACACCACGCCACGCTCGCCGGCAAAGGTCGAAGCCGTCAAGACCGGAGCCAAATCCGCGCAGATCCTCGTCGATCTGTCCGGCGGCTACGCCAATGGCTTCGACGTGCAACGCCGATGCAACGGCGGCGACTGGCAGGACCTCACCACCGGCAGCTACGCCGGCAAACCAGCGCAGGTGCTTGATGACAACACCCCGGCCGGTCTCGTCGAATACCGCGCCCGCGCCCGCCGCCCAATCTATGGAGACGACACCTCCAAAGGGATGCTCACCGGAGAGTGGACGCAATCCAACCAGATCACTACCATCTGCCCGCCAAACGCGCCGACCATCACAACGCCAAGGCAGGGCACCACACTGGCCACGCCGCTCGCGCTCGACGTCAAATGGACGCCGAATCATCCGGACGGATCAAGACAGACGGCCGCGCAGATCGAACTCACCGATCCGACCGGGACCGTCACGACGGCATCGACCACCACAGCCACCACCTACAGGCTCCAGACCAGCACAAACGGCCGATGGCAGATCCGCGTCCGCACCAAAGGCCTGCATGCCGACTGGGGCGAATGGAGCCAGCCGACCACCATCCGCACGGCGACCCCACCGAACGTCACCGTCACCGACCCAACCACCATCACCGCCAGCCCGTTCGACATCGCATGGTCGGTAGCCGATACCACCGGCGTCGCCTACCAGCGCGTCAGCATCCGCAAAGACGGAGCCGTCGTCTATCAGATCGACCTCAACGGCAGCGCCAGAAGCCTGACCGTCGATCAGTCGAAATACCTGCCGGAAAACGGCTCCGAACTCATCATCGACGTCACCGTCCAGGGCGGCAGCACCCTCACCACCACGGCAAGCCGAGGCGCTAACGTCGCCTACACCCCGCCGGCGCCACCAAAAGCCAACATCGACATCGATGGCAGCAACTTCAGCGTCATGGTCACCGCGCTCGCCGGCACTCCGACGGACGGCCAGCCGAAGACCGAATGGATGGCCGTGACCAGACTGCTCGACGGCGACGAACTGACTTTGTCGGAACGACTGGCAGACGGCAGACAGGCCATCGACAGGCTCCCGCCGCTCAACCGTGAGATCGGCTACCGCATCACGGCTCACGCCGCCAGCGGAGCAGTCAGCGAGACCATCGTCACCACGACAGTCACGACCGACATGTGCATGCTCAACTTCGGCACGGACGCCAGCGAAGCCATCCCCGTCGGCGGTGGCTTCGACATCGGCGAGAAGCAGTCGCACGACACGGAGGAGTACCACTTCGAGCTCGGAGGGGACACCGACCTGCCGGCCAGCTACTCCAGCCGCCGGCTCGACAACCAGATCACCGCCAGCACAAGCCTCGACTACCTCGACGGACAGCTCTACCAGCGCATCCGCCGCCTCGCACGCGCCAACACCTACGCATGGTGGCGCAACGTCGACGGCACCCGAGCCTTCGTCAAAGCCGCAATCAGCACACACATCAAAGCCAAAGGACCAACGGCCACGCTTGACATCGACATGACCGAAATCCTCTGGGAAGAACCAAACAGCTGAAAGGAGAACGCCGCCATGGACCAGCGCCACCACGCCATGCGATTCGACACCGAGATCCGAGTCATGCGCGTCGACCGAAACACAGGCAACGAAACCGGCATCGTCAAAGGCATCGTCCAAGGCGGCAGCATCGAACGCAACCAGGACACCACGGTCACCGAACAGGCCACCCTCGACCTCGAAGGCTCCAGCCTGTTCGGCACCGACCTGCTCCGCATCTGGGCCGACATCACCTACGCCGACCAAACCAGCGAAAGCATCCCACTCGGCACCTACCTCTGGTCGGCCGACAAACGCGAGACCAACGGACCGACCACCACCATCCCGCTCACCCTCTACGGCCGCCTCCGCGAGCTTGCCGACGACCAATACGCCAAACCGATCAGCATCCCAGCCGGAAGCGACCCCGTCGCCGAAGCCGAAAAAATCATCACAGGCAACGGACTCACCGTCCTCCCACACCCCAACAGCGACTACCGCACCGGCACCACCCTCACCTACGGGCTCACCGACGACCAGACCGACAACAAACTCGCCATTGCCAACGACCTGCTCACCATCGCCGGCTGGACCACCTGCCGCACCGACCCATACGGCCACGTCATCCTCCAGCCATACACCGACCCAAGCCGACGCAAACCATCCTGGACATTCACCGAAGGACCAACCTGCCGATGGACCAAACAAACCACCGACGAACGAGAAACCTTCGACACCGCCAACCAGATCATCGCCATCTACACCAGCCAGGAAAAAGAAATCATCGGCACCGCCAAAGACACCGACCCAAACAGCCCCACAAGCATTCCCAACCGCGGCCGCGTCATCAGCAAAAAATACCGATACGACGACATCCCCGAAAACCAAACCGACCAACAACTCCAACAAATGGCCAACCAAAAAGCCGCAGACCTCCTCGCCACCAACCAACACGCCATCCACCGCATCACCGGCACGCACATCATCGCACCCATCACCATCGGCGACACCATCACACTCAACCTCCCCACACAACACATCACCGGCACCTACGCCATCCGCACCCAAACCATCACCCTCAAACCAGGACTCCCCACCCAAACCGAACTCCGAGAAGCCTCATGAACACCGACACCACCATCGCACGACAACTCGGCCGACAACTCGGCCTGCAAATCACCAACCAACCACACACACAAAACACCACCACCCGCATCGCCACCATCACCCAAACCCACAACACCACCGTCGACATCACCATCGACGGCACCACACTCACCAACATCCAAGCCACACCGGAAACCATCACCGCAAACCCAGGAGACCGATGCCTCATCACCATCCAAGGAGCGCTCGCCATCGCCACGCACCTGCTCCCGCCCGCCACCGGCGCAAGCAAATGGGCCACGCTCCAGCCAACCAGCACCGACTGGAAGCAGGGCACGCCACCACTCGCCATCCGCAAAGACGGAGGCATGGTCACACTCGACGGCTCCATCTCACGCACCGGAGGCTTCCAGACTGGATATGTCTGCGCGACCATCCCAGCAGGCTACCGGCCAGACCGTCAGACCAAGACGCCAAACCACTACTTCTCATCGCAATGGTGGGTCATCGGCACCGACGGCACCATCCGATGCGAGCAAGGAAACGACGGGTCCAGCAACCCCATCTACCTGCACACCACCTGGTACACGGCCTAGAGAAAGGAATGCAACCATGGCCACGACCACAATCAACATCAGCATCCGCCTACCCAAAGGCGACGGCACCACCGACCCAGCAGTCGGCTCACTGATCTTCCAGCCGGAACGCCACCACTTCGCCGGCACCGACCTGATCCTGCCGAAGCCGTTCAAAGTCGATCTCGACAAGCAGGGCAAAGCCACCGTGAAGCTTGAGAACACCGACGGCAGGTGGGTCTGGAAGGTGGCCGAGATGATCGGCGACACCGTCCAACGGATCCGCTACTTCGAACTGCCTGCCGGCAACGACACCGCCAACTACAGCGACCTGAGCTACGTGGACGGCGGCAGTTTCACGCCGCTCGGACAGACCAGCCCGCTCACCGAACTCACCGACGAGGACATCGACTGGATCAGCCAGTTCGTCGCCGCCGGCACCCACCTCGCCAACTGAGAAAGGAACAGGAATGACAGTCGACACCAAGAAGGTCGTCCGCGTCGACGGCCTCGCACGCGCCATCACCGCGAGCCTCAACGCCACCATCGGCAAGGCCGACACCGGCCGCACGCTGACCCGCGACGACGCCAAAGGCGAATACACGAACATCGCGGAATACTGGAAGGCGCACCGCACCGGCGCCGTCTACGGCGTACAGAAACCGAAATGGGCCGCGTCCAACAGTCCGGCATGCGTCAAAACCCGCGACAACACCGGCCTCGTCATCGAGAAATCCACCAACACCACCGCCGGCCGCGACGACTACCGCGCACTCAACGCCTTCCAATGCCTCAACGTCAACGCCACCGTCGGAGACGACGGCAAGCCGCACGTCACCGCGATCGAGGGCCACGACCAGCATTACGACCAGTACGGGCGCAACGGCCTCGTCTGGATCATGACCCCGCCGCTCTACTACGCGGTACGCGAGACCTCCACCAGCCTCGAGATCCTCATCTCCGACAGCAAATGGACCGGCTTCAGCCCGATGCCAGGCCTGCTCCTGCCCGACGGCACCGAACGCTCCTGCATGCTGCACGCCAAATACATGGCCGGCCTCGACTCCAACGGCAAGCCGACCAGCTGGAGCGGCATCCAACCGTCGCGCGACTTCGGATGCCAGAACGACTACATCGACCGCGCCGCGAAACTCGGCAAAGGCTACAGCGGCCTCACGTCCGCCGACGCGGCGTACATCCAGCTCATGCTCATGATGAAATGGGGCACCACCAACAGCGACGTACTCGGCGGCATGTTCCAGCACTCCAAGCAGGCCACCGTCACCAAGGGCGAATCGAACGCGCACCGCGTCATCGTCAGCACCGCCGACGCGGCAGGATTCGACGTCGACAACTACGTCAACGTCGGCACCGACGGCGAACGCAACAACACAGGCAACCACTCCGTCGCCGAATGCCGCAGGATCATCGGCAAGACCGTCATCGACGCCACCAACACGGCCCTCGACCTCGACGGCGACGCCATCACCACCATCAACCCGACCGGCAACCTCAAGGACTACGTGTCCGTCATGCCATACCGCACGGGCGCCACCGACCGGGTCCTCGGCACCGACGGCATCCCGCACGGCGAGCTCAACGTCCTGCACCAGCCCATCAAGCTCCAGAACATCGAACTGTTCTGCGGCATGTACGAGGGAGAACAGGACACGCTCGTAAAGGCCGTCAAGGACTCCGACACCGCCGGCCACTGCGAACTGTGGAAGACCTACGACACCACCAAGGCCAACAAGACCGCCATCACCGCCGACTACACGCGCATCGGAGACTTCCCGGCCTTCACCGACAAGACCTCCAACCAATGGCAGTACTGCCAGGACCTCTCCATCGCCGCCGGCATCCCGCTGCCCGTCGGCACCGGAGCCAGCAGCGCCACCGGCCTGTGCGACGCCGTCGGCGGCGACCCGGTCAAACAGCCCGGCATCAAGATGCACCGGCGCTTCGGCTACCTCTGGGACGGCGCGCGCTTCGGCGCGTTCTGCTCGTTCCTCTGGAACGATCCGGCCTCCCGCTGGTGGTTCTTCGGGGGCCGCCTGTCTGCGCTTGGCCGCTCGAAGGCGTAGACGAGAGCGGTGGGGGTGAGCGCAGCGAGGGGGCGAACGCCCCCTCATCACTTCCACCGCGACAATTCTTCGGGATTTGCGACGGCGAGCCTCCGGACATCGGCGTTCGGCGCTTCGGCAACCTCAGGGACGGCGCGCACTACGGCGCGTTCTGCTCGAACCTCAGGAACGATCCGGCCAACCGCAGGTGGAACAACGGGGGCCGCCAATCTGGAAAACACGAACATCATTGCGTCGCAACTACCCTCCGCCGTCCGCGAGAGGGCCAGCCACGGCAACCTAAGCCGAAAATCAAACCAAGCACGCGACCGGTAGGCCATCGGCCGAACGCCGCCATAGTCCAGATAGCTTGAATGAAGACATACTGCAAACACACCAATGTGGCCGACCCGCGCTTCGTGCGCGAAAGCATCGACCACTATTTAAAAGGAAAACGGTCCAGAAGGGACGTGTCGGCATGGCTCGACCACCACCCCAACCTCGACCGCGTCGCCGAGACCATCGCGTCGGAGATCCGCACCGGACGCTTCCACGACACCACCATCCGATACTTCAACCGAGTCGAACCGATCAGCGGCAAGCACCGCGTCATCGGCCGCGAATCCGTCCACCACCAGATCCTCGACCACGTCGCCATCGACGCGATGAGACCCATGCTGGACGCCAAGATCGGCCGATGGCAGACCGCCAGCGTCGAACGGCGCGGCACCATCGACGCGCGCAAGGCCATCAAACGATGGACCCGCCAACGCTCATCCAAATGGTTCATAAAACTCGACGTCCGCAAATGCTACCCGTCGATCGACAGAACCACCCTCAAGCGCCTGCTCGCCAAGGATGTAGGCGACAGGACGCTGCTGCGCCTCGCATACCACCTCATCGACCGATACGCCGGAACGCAGGGGCTCAACATCGGCAGCTACGCCAGCCAATGGCTGGCCAACTATTACCTGAGCTACGCCTACCATTTCGCCACCGAACGCCTGGCCAAGCTCCGTCGCAGGCGCGACGGCACCGTGGTGAGGCATAGGCTCGTCACCCACGTCCTCTTCTATATGGACGACATCCTGCTCATCGGCCGAGGGAAGGCGGATCTGCGCATGGCGGCGCGCATGCTCTCCGCCTATCTGCGCCGTTCCCTGCACCTCGACGTGCATCCGGAGTGGAACGCCAAACGGCTCGCGCTGGAGCCCATCGACATGGTCGGCTTCACCTTCCGCCCGCACGGCCGGGTCAACATCCGGCACGGCGTGTTCCTTCGCGCACGCCGCAACTTCCGCCGCGCACGACGGATGGCGAGCATCCCCATTTGGCTGGCAAGACGTTTGGCCAGCTATTACGGCTACTTCAAATGGAGCGACAGCGTCCAATACCGCCGTCGCAACGGCATCGACAAGACCATGCGCCGCGCGAGGAAGGTCCTCGCGGCGTGAAAGGAGACACCATGATCCAGACCGTGACATACTCGGCCGAACCGGCGGAGGTGGACTACCATCCACGCGCCGACGGAGGCGCCGACATCCGCATCCGCAAGGACATCGCCAAGGTCGATACCCCGGCGATCGACGGCCAGCCCGCCGGAGAACAGTGGATTGCGCGCGAAGCCTACATCGTCCGATACAACCTGCTCGAGCAGGAAGCCGTCGAGCAGGCCGACCAGCTCTTCGCCGAGGCCGAGGAGGACTCCAAGACCGACCGTCAGCGCATCGACGAACTCAAGCAGCTCCAGCTCGACGGCCTCGACGCGATCGCAAGCCTGTACGAAGCGATGGGAGGTGAACAGTGAGGAAGAAGATGATCCCCATCTACGTGGCCCTCGTCCGCAACGGCCTGCGCACCATCGACCAGGTGCCGGCCCCCATCCGAGACGACGTCAAGGCCGCGCTCGGCGTCAGGGAAGAGGAACCGGCCGACCCCGACGCGGGCACGGTGGAGTGACATGAGCTCGCCGGCATGGCTCACCATCATCGTCAGCATCATAACGGCGTGCGGCGGAGGCATCGTCGGCTGGGCCACCAAACGCTTCGACGCGGGCTGGGCCACCAAGGCCGACATCGACCGTCTCGCCGGCGAGATCGCCAAACTCGACGTCCAGCTCGCCAAAGTCTGCTCGAAGCTCGACAACGACAACCGACGCCTCAACAGCATCGAACAGTCGGCCATGAGATCGGAGCTTTTCGCCGCCACCCAGGACCGAACCCAGCACGAACACCAGCTCGAGGTCGGCAAACGATACCTCGCCGCCGGATACAACGGCGCCGGCCATGTGCGCATCACGCAGCTCAAAGCCGACTACAGCCGCCGTCTCGCATCCGACGACTGGGACTACTGACCACAACAACAACAAGGAAAGGAAAGGAATGACAACAGCCAACAAAGGAACACCGAAGCACGCCAAGCCACGCCGACGCTACCGCCAGCCGACGGTCGCGCTCCTCATCGCCGCATGCCTCGCCATCGCCCCATGCGCGATGGCCGACACCGGCATCGACACGGCCAGCTACCAAGGTTGCTGGAACGGCGCGCAGGCCAAGTCGTCCGGCGTCAACTTCGCGTTCATCAAGCTCAATCAGGGCACGGGATACGTCAACCCATACGCCACATGCCAGGTCAACGCCGCACGAGCCAACGGCATCCGCGAGGGCGCCTACGACTTCGCCAGTCCGCAGACCAGCAGTCCGGAGGCCGAGGCCGACAAATTCGTGGCCGAGGCGCGGGCGCGCGGCATGGTCGGCCGCGCCATCCCAGTGCTCGACTGGGAGCCTTCCGCCCCCGGCGGATATTGGGGCAAGCAGACATGGTGGGCTTTGCGCTGGGTCAACCGCGTCAAGTCCACATGGGGCGTCAACCCGATGATCTACATGAGCGCGGCCATGATTCCGACCGGCGACTGGTCGGCCGTCGTGGCCACGAACGCCGGACTGTGGGTCGCGGGCTATCCGCGCGGCTACATGGGCGACCGGCTGCGTGATCCCGGCTCCGTGCCGTACAGCGTCAGCCCGTGGCCGTTCGCGGCCGCGTGGCAGTATTCCAGTTCCGGCGCGGTCGGCGGCATCAGCGGCGCGGTGGACGTCAACTGGTTCTACGGCGACGCCGTGACCTGGGCGAAGTACGCGGGCGCTCCGGCATCCTCCGTCACGTCCAACGCGACCACGCCGCCGCCGAACAACAAGACCAACGGAGCCCCGGTCGCCGACGCGAACACACTCGCCTCGGCCGTGATCCGAGGCGAGTACGGCAACGACCCGCAGCGCCGCCAGCTGCTCGGCAGCCGCTACACGGAGGTCATGGCCATCGTCAACCGGCGCCTCGCCGGATCCTCGGGCAGCGTGTCCGGAAACAACGGCGGAGCCTACTGCGTCGTTGTATCCAGCGGCGACACCATGGGCGCGATCGCCAGCCGTACCGGCCGCACGCCGGCCAGCGCGTGGAGCGTGCCCAGCGGCAACATCAACCGCATCTGGCCTGGGCAGCAAGTCTGCTACGGAGGCTCCACGGCCTCCAATGTCGGCGCGCACGTCGTCGGCACCTCGCACGTGGTCACAGCAGGCGAGAGCCTGTGGACCATCTACGGGGCGACGGGATGGCAGGCGGCCGCGCAACGCAACGGCCTCAGCTACCCCTACATCATCCACCCCGGCCAAGTGCTCCGCTGATAAAACGCTTCCGCAACGTTTGCGTTGCGGAAGCCCCATCCACAACACTCAGAAAGGATCAAGATGGACATCTCCAACGCAACGGCGCTCGCATCCGCGATCGTCGCACTCGTCTGCCCTGCCATCGTGCAGGCGGTAAAGAAATACATCCCATCCGAATACGTCGGACTGTTCTCCCTCGCCGTCAGCATCATCCTCGGCGCGCTCGCCATCGCCGCCACCGGCGGTTTCGACGGCAATGGCTGGGGAGTTGTGCTGGCTGGCGTCGTCGGCGTCGCGCAGGTGGTCTACACGGCCGTCAATTCAGCGCTCGGCGGCAAGCTCAGTAAGGACAAGCTCGACCTCGCAGCATAGCGCTGTCCAAAAAAGGCAAAAGGAAAGCCCCTCATCTTCATGGAAAAAACATGGAAGGTGAGGGGCTTATTGTCGTTTTTTGCCCTCTTTATTAATAGACGTTGAAGTCCACGACCTGCGGTGCGTCCGTCGTGCCGGTGACGGAGCACTCGTATGTCAGCCCCTTCTGCTTCGCGCCGAAGGCGTTGGTTACATCGGCGGTCGCCTTGTAGAACCATGTGTTTTCGTCTGATGGCGTGAAGTCCTGGATGACCCCGGCGATGTCATGAGTCTTGAAGCCGTATGGATAAAGCTGCTTGCCATATTCACGGCAGGCGGCCAGCGCTGCGGTGGTGGACAGCTTCTGCTCGAGCTGCTGCTTCTGCTGGTCCTGCGCTTGGGAGGCCGCCACGTTGGCTTCCGTGTCCACCACCAGATCGATGGTCTGGCTGGTGATTGTGTGCGCGTAGGCGTCGGTCACCACCCATTTGACGCCGTTGGCCTCATCGTCGGTGATCCGCTGCTCGCTGACATCGGCTCCGTTCTTGTCCTTGATAGATCCGACGGCGCTCATATCCTGCAGAGTCTTGATGGCCTCGACAGCATCCTTGCCCTTGACATCCTCGGCGGCCTGCTTCAATTTCTTGCTGGCATCAACCGCCTCCTGCGCCTGATCGGCCGCCGACTTAACGACGAGCTCCACCTGGTCGGATGTGGACGCTTCCTTGCCGGCCTTCGGCTTCTGGCTCTGGACCTTGCCATCGAACGCGGCTTTGCCACCCATATCCTTGACATCGACGGAGTAGAAGCCGGCGCTATTGAGCTTCGACCTTGCATCGGTGATGGACATGCCGGTGACGTCCGGTATTGTTGCCGTGCCGCATCCGGCGAGTCCGCACAGCATCATGGCGGCGCATATCGCCGCGATCATCCTTTTCATTGTTCTCTCCCTTCGCGCATCATTCATTGATGTGATGGATTAATTGTAATCACGCTCCGAGGGCGATTGACGACAGACCGACACGGAGCCGGCTGTCAGGCATCGCCACGTAGCGTTGCGTGGTCTCCACGCTTTCATGGCCAAGCAGCTTCGAGACGAGCATGATGTCACCGGTGGCCTCGTACATGCGCGTCGCGTACCGGTGGCGGAGCGAGTGTGGCGTCCAGTCGCCGAGCAGGCGGGAGAGCCGTTTGCCGACATACGTGGCCTCGACATGCCCGCCGAAACGGCCAGGGAAGCAGTATCCGTCATGGCCGAGGATCTCATCGGCCAGCTCGTCGGGCAGTGGCACTATGCGCTGCTTGTCGCCCTTGCCTCTGACCATCAGGCTCCTTCCTCCAACATCATCGAGCACGTCATCGGATGAGGTCGCGGCAATCTCTGATCTTCTCAACCCGCACTCGGCGCCAAGCCTGAGCATCAGTCGCTCCTCATCGTCCGCCTGCCGCATCGCCTGGATAATGATGCGGTCCGGGCATGGACGCGGATGGGCCTGCGGCCTCCGGACGCTCGGCAGCTCGTCGCTCGGATCATCATCACGTTTCCCGCTCGCCTGAAACCAGCGGAAGAAACTGACCACCGCATTGCGCGCGCTCTTGCGCGTCTCCGGCTTCCAAGATCTGGAGGCGAAATAGTCAACCAATTCGTCGGCATCCACATCGAGAGGGGATCCACCGAGCGCACGGCTCAACGCGGTCAATTGGCATCGTCTCGTCGAAAGGGTGGCCGGCGAGTATGCGGCCGCCTTGAGGGAATCAAGCCAATGGTTTACATCATTTGCCCACTGCGGGGCTGGAAATTGTTTGCGCAT